AGCGCCGCCACCGCCGCCAGCGCCAGCGTTTGATGATTGAATGCCACCGCCACCACCGCCGCCACCCGCTACAACGAGGTAGTCAACGCTCACCGCACCCGTAGGAGCCACCCACTTCTGCGTGGATTTGAAGGTAAAGATCGAGGTTGTGCCGGGGACTTCGTATTTGAGAATGACGATGCCGGAGCCGCCTGCTGCACCTGCTGCGGCATTTGAGAAGTTTCCACCGCCGCCACCACCACCGCCGGTGTTGGCCGCTCCAGCAGTTCGACCTGTATTGGGATCGCCTACGCCACCGTTTCCACCGCCGCCTGTGCCGCCAGTTCCAGCAGTGCTCGTATAAGTACCACCACCACCGCCGCCTGCGTATGTAACAGACGAGCCAGAAATGCTAGATGCGGTTCCATTGCCGCCGTTTCCGCTTGAAGCGCCACCGTTTGTGCCGGTTGCTCCAGCACCGCCACCGCCTGCGCCTCTAAACGGCGACCCCGCTGCTCCGGTTCCTCCATTATTTCCTTGAGAGGGAGAAGTGCTAGGAGTGTTTCCAGAGCCAGCAGCGGTTGTACCGGTAGCATAAGAACCACCACCGCCAGAACCACCATTACCGCCACCCGCAGAAGGGCTTGATGTAGATGACGCGCCGCCGCCACCACCAGTTGAGGTTATGGTGCTGAATGTAGAATCTGATCCAACCGATCCGCGTGATCCCGAGTTTATGGAAGCGCCATTACCGCCCCCACCAATAGTTACCGTGTAATCGGTGCCAGCGGTAACAGATAGACCTGTTCCTGTACGAAACCCTCCGGCTCCACCGCCACCACCGCCAGCACCACCGCCTGCACCACCAGCGACGACAAGGTACTCAACGGCAGTCACGCCAGTCGGCGCAGTCCACGTTCCCGTGGCGAGGAATGTTTGGATAACCGTGTAAGGCGCTGCACCAGCAACTTTAGCGGCCAGCAGCAGATTCATAATGCCCGACATGGCTTAACTCACGTTGCCGCTGATAACGCAGACCGTACCTGACAGGAACAGTATCGTCGCCACACCTCGCGTTGCCAGAGTCACACTCGCCTTATCCGCATCCGTACCCGCGATATACGCCGTCGTAATCGTGCAGGTAATCGTTACGTTGCCCGAGGTGTTGTTAAAGATCGACACCACATCGCCAGCGGCAAACGTCGAGTTCGGGATTGTGATGGAGCCTGACGTACCCACGCCCACGAACTTACCGACATCGCCAACGTCAAGGCTGTACGAAGTCGTCTTGTCGCTACCCGACTGCGGGATGTTGCGGAAACCAACCGTCATCGTCTCTGCCGGAAACGTCACCGTATTGGTGCCAGCCACAGCAGGAACCGCAAACGTGATGGTGCCGGACGTTGAGCCGGTCACCTTCAAGTTGCCAGAAGCAAGCGTCTGCGCGGCAGTAAACGTGTTGGCCGTGCTAGTAACCAGCGTCAGCAGGTTTGTGCCGGTGAGTTTGTAGTTAGCGCCAGAGCGCGCGACGATGAACTCGTCACCGCCTTGAGCTGGTGCGCCAGAACTTAATGCGCTGATCTTGGTATCGGCCATTTCGGTTTACTCCAAAAGAATCTTATCGCTACTTTCAAGCAGCGCGAATGAGGCTCCGTCTTCTAACAATAACTTATCGCCACCCGGCGATGGAGTTGGGATGTATTCGGGATTGTCTGGAGTTGTTGAGATCTCATGCGTTCTCTCAACTGCTCGAGCCCATGCGCGCATTAGAATGCAGCCGAGGGAATCCGCAAAGCCATCGCGTATACGCCGGTCGCAGTAGCGATATTGGCCCGAATCTCACCGGCTCCAAGCTCGAAAATGCCACCGCCGTTTGCAGTCAATGTGACCGCTGCGCCGACATCTGTTGCCGTGCCGTTTGGGCCTTTTGTTTGTAACTTGACCGTGCCGCCGCCGAATGTGCCTTCAACGCGGAACTCACCGCGGCCACCCGGCCATTGGAACCACGCGCCAGTCGCGCTCGCATTCGATGCCAAAACAATGCCTGTCGCCATGAGAGTCTCCGTTATCCGATTCGTTTAACAGTTGCGATAGCAGACGGGATTGCCGGTCTGACCGGGCTTGCCCCTGACGCTGCTGTAGTGTCGAGCTTTACCGCAGCATTACTGACTGCAAAGACGCACTCAAAATACTGGCCTGCGGTTAGTTGATCCAGTACCGTTGCTTCAGCAAACGTCACGCCACCGTCAGCAGCCTTCGGGACTACTACGGTAAAAGCGCTGTTCGTGATGTCGGTTCCGTTTTTGCGAAAATGGAATGAAGCGGTGTGGTTTGTGCTGTCGCTATTCGCAAACTGCAAACTCAACACAATCTCGTAAATGCCAGCAGCAGCGCACACCAACTGGGTGCCTGATGACAGCGTGACGCCCGCATTGAATGCGGAAGACGCGCTGAATGTGATCACCGTCGCCGTGTTGGCTACAGCAGTCTGGTCAACCGTAGACTCAAACTGCCCGAAAGCGTTGCCGCTCAATCGGTCAAAAGGCACCGTGCCGACAGTCAGCACACCATCCTTGCGCACAGACCACTTCGACACACCGCCCACTTGCAAGTCATCGAGAAGGCTGCTAGCAGCCGAGGCCGTATCCGTGACGTTGAACACGCGAGCCTTGAACGTCGTCAGGGCGTTATTCCATGTATCCGCTAGCGCACCAATGGACTTGCCGACAATCGCCGCAGCGGTCGCCTTCTTCGTCTCTGTGCTGCCGGTGTCGACGATCGGCAAGACGTCAGCGGCAGGATCGATTGACCCCTGCGCAAGTGACGTCAGCGCCGATATCTTCTTCGTCGCCATTACATGACACCACGCGCGCGTCGAGCGGCTTCATCCTTGCGCTTGGCAATCATCTGGGCAGCAGACATCTCGCCCTGCTTCATGCCTTCGGCCATGCCAGCAGCCATGCCTTCGGCCTTGCCCTTCTTCTTGCCTTGCTTGCGCATATAGCTACCAAATCCAGATAAGCCAGCCATTAGCCACCTCCAAGCAAACGGGAAACGCCTACCGAGCCGGTCTGCTGACTGGCCGGTGTCGACATGATCGTAGATCCGCGGCCACGGCGACGGGCCATGCGGCGCTGTTCGATGCGAGAGAGCTGCGCCTCATCCACCGTCGGAGGCGGAGGCGTCGGCTCGATCTTCGGCATCTTGGGCTTAAAAAGACTTGACATATCGCACTCCCTTTGGGTTGCGACAACAGTCTACCCCAGCACTCGGTAGTCTGCTACAGCGGATTGATGCCCCATGCGACGGGATGATTCTGTCCCGCGGAACGGCTTGCGACCTTTCGCCAGATAGCGGAATGCGTCGGCAAAGTGCGACGTCCAATCGTGTACCGGCTTGTCGCGGAACCGCTGGAGTTGGTCGCTGTACTCGCGTCGGTATTGCTTCAGCGCGTCGATCGCTCGAGTCATGCGCGCCTTGGCTTCGTCTCTGGTCTCGCCCGGGAACGGATCAGGGTCGAGGTTAAACTCGCAGGCTGGCAGCATCGTGCGCACCGCTTGGATGCCATCGTCCACCGCGTCACGCTCGAGCACACGCGGTTTGAGGCCGTAGCCCGCGGCTACCTGTACTCGAGACTGACCGCTGCCCCATTCCTGCACAGCGCCGTCGTGCGGCCATACATGGTCACCGTAGACGTAATCGAGCGCGAGCAGCTTCTTGGCGTACCAATCGAGGCCGACACCGCTGCCCTCGAGTACGTTGATGATGCGCACCTTGTGACCGATCAACTGATAGAACCAGATCACCGTTGAGTCGCCGACGCCAATATCCCATGCCGTACCGACAGGCTGGCCGATGATGTGCGGATACTCTGCGATGCGGCCATTCAGCTCTGCCGATCGGATCAGCTCACCAAAGTACGCGCCCGGGATGTCTGCGTCGAAGTCGCAGTAGTATTCCTGCCGGATGATCGCTTCGGCTTCCTTGTCGCCGCGCTCCATGCGCAGCTCTTTGCGCTCACGCTGGATCGTGTCCATCGGGATCGCTTTCGTGTCCTCGACCGTCAACACCTGCCCGAACCAGTCAGCGTCCTGCCGCGCGTAATCGACGAGCCGAGCGAAATGATTCCGCCCTCGAGGCGTCGAGATGAAGATCGCCCAGCCGCCGTTCTCGGCGAGGATTGGTCGCAGGAATGCCCACGCATTGGGATCTGCCATCGCGTACTCGGAGAACACGACACCCACCGGAGGCGAACCAACGAGGCTGTTGTAGTTATCTGAGCCGACGACCTGCCATGTCGAACCGTTCTTGAACCGGATAAACATATCCTGCTCACGGGTCGTCTCGCGTAGCTCCTCGGGGAATGCGTCGTCGATGCGACGTCTGCCGGTGTGCGGGTTCACCGCGTCCCAGATCGCCTTACGCGACTGGTTGGCCTGCGGGAGCATATGCCACACAGATCCGACGCGGGTCATCATGGACACAGCCGCCCAATGCAGGCTGATGTCGTCCTTACCCGATCGACGATGCCATGCCAGAGCGAGGCGCTTCGTGCCGCTCTCAAGCGCTCGCCATGCCGGGATCTGGTAGTGGCGAGGGAGCCAGCCGTTAGCTGGCAGGTTTATCGTTGGCATCCGTAATCCGTAGCACGTTGACCGTCAGGCCGACGTTACCGGAATGCTCGAGGTCCACCTTGTCGCCGTAGCGCTTGGGCAGGAACTTGGAGGCGAACCACTTGCGCACATCCAGCTCGACACGGGCCTGTGCAGCGTCGATCACGCCAGCGCGCATATCCTCGATGACCTGCTCGGCTTTCTCGACCTGATCGGCTGCGAGAGCCTCTAATGCGCGCGCGTAGTTGTCACCAGCGCTTACACGCAAAGCCGCTGCTCTGAACGTCGCCCGATTGATTCCGGCCTCTTTGCAGGCTGCGTTCTCGGACATTCCGCCCTCGACTAGCTCGAGGACTTTGCGCACTTGTTCTGCGCGATCGGTCATTACTTCTCCGTCAAGCGTCGAACGACAGCGCTGCGCTTGGCTTTCTTGGCCGCGGTGCGAGCAGTCGAGAGCGCGATCGCCACCGCTTGCTTCTGCGGGCGGCCAGCCTTGACCTCTGCCGAAATGTTCTTGCTGATCGTGGCTTGGCTATATCCTTGCTTGAGAGGCATGGTTTATTTCCCCTTGGCCTTGTTTCGTTCGCTTATCGCTTTGGCTTTCGCTTTCGCGTCTTCTTTCGAGCTGGCTCCCCATGCTCGGAGGGCGAGGGCGAGGCGGGTTGGCTTACCGTCTTTCTCCATCGGCCCCGGAGCATTGCCCATGCGCGCGAGAAAGCTTGCTCGACGCGGATTGTCGCCGCTGCGAACCGGAGCCTTAAGTGTTCCACCAGTCTCTCGAGCATAACTAGCCCTTCCTTTCTCGTTGAGGCCGCCCTTGGGGTTCTGGCCCTCTTTGCGCTGCCATGCAGCCGTCTTCATGGGATCAGCCTGACATCGTTAGCCGGGCGATCCCGATCTTCGTAGAACGGAATGCGCTCACGGACTGCGCCACCGAGCGCAGGGCGAGCCACCGCTTGTGCGCCTGCCAGTCTGGTTGCACGGGCAGCGAGCGGACGGAATGCAGCCGCACCCACCCGGATCTCACCAGCGATACCGCGGCGTATTGGCGGCAACTCATCCGGGGTGCCGTTATCGCCGAGACGGCTTGCCAGCACTTCCGAATCCCTTCATCAGGAAATCGCGGGCCTCGGCAGCAGACTTGAACTTGAGTTTCAACTCAAGCTCGCCGGCCTCTTCGCCGCCTTCCTCTTCGCCTTCGTAGCCTTCCTCGTCCATCATCTCGAGGTGCTTGGCGAGCATCATTGCGCCTTTGCCTTTCATTTCTTCAACGCCGTTTTCGCAGATTCACGAAACGCCTTTGCTGTCGGCGCACCCTTGGTGCCGAGCTTACGCATCTTCTCGCCGCTTCCGGCTTTGATGCGCTCGCGCTTGGCATGAATGTTCGCGTAGAGTCCGGGCTTCATACCAGAATTCTATGCCGCTGGCGGCAGATCGTCTACCGGCTTTTGCTTGACCTTGGCACCCCGGGCGAACTTCAGAATCGTCGCCTTCTCCTTCGGCGGCGGTTCGGGATTGCACTCGCAACATCTGATCCAATCCCCCAGCCCGTCAGCGATCCAGCCTGCCGCGTTACAGTTTGGGCAGGGCGCTAACCTGATTCCATCCGTCACGAATCCAGTCTCCGTTCGTACTCGTTCAACACCCGGCGCGCCCAGATCGAGGGGCCATCGTCGTTCCATTTGCTGATCCTGCGCAGCACCCGCTCATATTGCTTCATGGTATGCCAAGACACCATCAAAGTGAGCGCCAGATCAACGCCTGCCAACTCCTCGTCCGTTACATCGTC